CTTATGAAAGTAAGGATAATGCTGGCGCGTTTCGTTCTGCTGATATATCTCCTGAAGAATTATCACGTAAATTGCTAGTCGATGATGTTCGTGTCATTCGATCACGCTATCAGGCGTTATCGGGGGGCAAGTTGCCGATGGCGGAGAATGCTGTTTACGCGTTCTTTGGTCAAGCAGCTGTCACAAAGGATGAGCCTTCAAATATCAAGCGTTTTGTTACGCCTACGGATTCAGGAAACGATTTCCGTGTCTACTTGGAGGAGCATGCTAAGTACACAGATATTTCTGTGGAGCATTACTCTAATATCGTTGTTACGTCAGATTTGGGTATCCAAAAGCTGGTGACAACTACTGTCTAATTATATCGTTATCCGGCTCGCTGGTCGGGCCGGATAATTTATTCTCGTTACCTAAAAAACCTCAAATTAAAATACTATGAATTCCACAGATTGGATACTTATTAAACCCAATGATGTCTACGATTACCTTGCGGCACCGCAAGTTGAGCTCCTTCGACAGCGAGCGTTAACGGAGGGGCAATCAGACCCGCTCATCGAAATTATATTAGACATCGTCATGTTCGTTCGGCTTCACCTGCCGCCTATGCTGCAATCGAGCCAAAAGCAAGCGCTCATTCCTAGAGAGCTTAAGGGCTGCGCTTGTAGACTTATTGTGGAGGCGCTTCAAAGTCGAATCCCAAATATTCGTCTTACCCCGGATCAGGTTCGTAATGCTAATAACGCGCGCAAGCATTTGTTGGATATTGCAAAGGGCGCTATTCGGTTTAGTTCTTTCCCGCAGGCCATAACGGCTCACCGGGTCAGTAATGCTCTCGTAACTCGTCAACATCTGGGAGGGCTTTAATATGAATAGTTTTTTAGAAGACTTGCAATACGATATCGCGCGTAAGCTTATGAGGGAATACTCGGGTATCCCTGTGTTTGCCTACACAGCGGATAATCTTGAGGTCACTTTGGGAACTTCTTTTGGTATGAGTCTTGTGGTAATGCCGCCTCTCCCTAAGCGCGTTGTTCCAAATCTGCCGGGTCTTGCGTACGAAAAATTGTCTATTCGTATTCGTGTTATTGAAATACCGTCTACAAATAGTACTGGCTATAGACCGCTCGGTTTTGTTGAGGATATGTGTCGTAAACTGAATCACTGGATGCCCGCTTTCGAGGGGGTGGAAACTCCTTTGGTTATTTCTGAGGAAAATCCTTGGAAGGAAATTCGCGACCCGGAAAAAATGGGGCGCTTTATTCTCGAAGCTGAATTTACTCTTTCAGCGTATCCTAAAACCCCTTACGTAAGGAAACTATATAATGAAAACGACTATTAATGGACTATGCAAAATCACCTACAAGGGAGAAACGTTTTACGCTGTAAAAGGGGTCTCTATAATCACGGAATGTGTTTATAGTACGATCAATACCTCTGTTCAGGGTGTACAACGCGTTTGCCGCAATTTAGTAACGGAAGTTTCTTTTATCCCTGTTTTTGAGTGGACGGATAAGCGTTTTGATACGCTTTTTCCTTACTTTTCAAACTGTTGTGGTAAGAGTATCTTTCAATCGTTTAGCGGCGAACTCGTTATAGAAACTATCAGTGGAGATGTTGTTACCTTTTCTAGGGCAGCGGTTTCGCGAATGCCTTCACTGGAGTGGGGCTCAGATAGGGTCTTTGGTGAATTATCACTAAGATCTCTTGGTGCTCCTGTCTCGTCACGTTCTACAGCCTACGGGTTTAAGAACATAAAGCCTAAAGAGAAAATATCTCTCGCTTCGGGGCCTTTTCAGGTCTCATGGGGAAACGAATCATTAAGTAGCGCCATTGCTGCGGAAATCGCTTTTTCATTGGATTTGGAGAAGGTATTTTCAGATGAAAGTGGAGTTGTAGATTATGTCATTAAAGAGATGTCATCTCAGATTAAACTTGATCATTATTATGACCGAGATGCCGCTTTTGCAGAGCGACATTACAGGCCTGGGCAATCTCTAATGAGCCTTGCTCGGCCAATTCGTCTAGAATCCACTAATCTTGCTTGCATTATCGAGGATGTCTTTCTCGCCAAGCGAAAAGAAACGTGTGCTTCTGGAAGACGCGTACAAACGCTCCATGAATCCCTTTGCGACTCATCGAAGAGAACTTTCAAGCTAACCCAGAACTAGAAAATAAAATGAAAATCATATTTGATAAATTAGAAATTGCTCGTGGAACCGCATTCAACGAATCCCCTTATGATTTATATATTAAGGGGGGTAAGGAGATTCAGGTAACCCAGTCCTTGCGTGCCAAAACAATCAAAACAAATGACCGTGGAAACTTTGAAACACGTATTTCATTCCGTGTTCGAAGAGAACATGGATCGGCTGAAGAGGCAGTTGCGTATGCGCTTCTCCATCCTGCAGAAGTTTCCCGCTATTCCGGGAATGTCATGTTTTTGCCGGAAGGAGACGTGATTTCATCTAAAATGCTCCTAAAAGAAGCTGCAGTAACAAGTGTCAATTGCAATTCCATTGGAGCATCAACTTATCTTAGATACGAAATTGTGGGGGGTGAGTTATGCAAAATGAATTAATTGAGCTAAGGCAAGCTATCAACGACTTGAGGGAGGAGCTTTCTCATCAGCAATTAAGTATTGAAGCTATTAAGCGCTTTTTCGAGCAAGCGATCGAAGCGCAGGATCTACGAATTAGAAACCTGAGGAATGAACAATGAATTGGAAATTGGAATATAACGGAAAAATCAAATCTTTTGCCGATTGGGGCCTTTCTCAACTAACCTTGAGAAGTCTCAATCAGGGTAAGGATATCGTCACCTTTTCCTTGATTGGGAATAACTTATATGATGAGGATCTTTTTTCTCCGGAATCATCTATTAGGATTGTTAAAGGAAAAGAGACTTGGTTTGCAGGCCGCGTTATTAAGACTCCTGGCATGGGCGATCCTTTTAAGGAGGAGAAGCGATATGAAGTTGCCGGCCCTTGGTGGTATTTGGAGAATCTAATATACCAGCAGGAATGGCGAAGTGGACCAAGTAAAACTATCCTTTCCAGCCGTGTCATCTTGGGGCAAAAGGGTGATGGAAATCGCTGTAATGCCAATGATCAAATCAGAGAGATTCTCCAGTATGCGATACAGTCAGGGGCTCCGTTCGATTTAGGCGATCTGGATGTTGCTGCTGAGTTTCCTTATGATGAGGCTAAGGACATTAGTTGTGCCGAGGCAGTTCAGCGCATCTTACGTTGGGTGCCCGATGCTGTTGTTTGGTTTGATTATTCAAAAAAAACTCGTCCTTTGCTGTATATTAAGAGACGTTCTGCGATGACAACGTTCGATCTATCGCTTAATGATGCTTCTGGTGTTCAAAATTTAAGAATAACGCCACGTCACGATTTAGTATTGCCCGGTGTGATTATTAAGTATGAAAGGCATCACAAGTCGAACGATCAGCAATGGATCACGATTCAAGAAGATAAATTTCCTGAAAATATGAGTGATAAGGCTTTTAAGGCTTTGGTGATGACGGTCGAGCTTGATGGTGGTGGAGCGACTCATGTGAAGCAAAAGGTTTCCGTTCAGCCCCTAGATGTTAATGATGAAAGTTGGTGGATAGGCCACATGCCTTTCTTGCGTAGTGCTAAACCAGGTAGTATTGTTATTGAAAGCTCAGCGCGAACGGGCACCCTTCCTAATGAACTGATTTCTGGGGGCATTTCCAAATGGATGCCCGTTTCGGTCGAAGAAGAAGTAATCCGTGCAAAAATTTCGTATGAAACCGAGCATGAAACGGTAAATGGCCGGGAGGTAGCGGTTCGTGTTTATGCGACAAATGCAACAAGCCGTTCTTATTATAATAGGGTCTCCTCTGCTTCGGGGGAAGAAGTACCGGTCGGTTTGTCTAAAGTGCTCTATGAATCTGTCAGTAAGTTGCATTATGATGGGGAGGTTCAGTTGGAGCAGAATGAAGTTGGTGGCGCTAGTCTTATGGGCTCAGTTATCAATATTAAAGGAGGTAAAAAAGAATGGGAGACTATGTCCGCTGTTATTCAAGAAGTTCGCATGGAGGTCGATTATGGACGAACTTATCTTCGTTTTGGAACGCCAAAACATTTGGGTGCAGATGACTTAATCGAGTTAACGCGCAATAATCGTAGACGTACCGCGGCTCGTAGTGCTATAAGGCGCATGAGACCATCAAAGCGTAATCAAGGTTTATTGGAGCAATCTACCCATTCTCGTATCGAGAATACAGACACAACTGGCAGCGCTTACGAGCGATTGGAATTCAAGAGTAAGGGGAATCCTGAGCGCAAAATTATCGTTGATGCCGGTGGTATACTCAAGGACTTGGTGGTTCAGCTGCGTGAAGAAGGTGTCTGTGAAAACGGTCAATTAAAAAGGCGGCTTGTCTTGTGCAGTGAGCCTTATCAAGAGCAGGACAGCAAAACCAAGGAAACTATATGAAAAAAGCAGAAGCATTCGTAAATCCCGTTAATCAATACGGTCTTCCACATTGGTATATCCCTTGGATC